TAAGTAGTCTTAAAAGACAAAGGGGGATATCATGGGAAAGATGAAAGAATTGTTTACTGAAATGCAAGAATTAGGTCTAATGTCTGAGTTACATGATGAAGAAGTTGATGTTGATGTCTTAATGAAAGAGGCACATTATCACCATGTAATGAATGACTTTGTGTCTTTGTTTGATGAACATGGATGGGCTAAAGTCATTGGGGATTTAAGGGAACGAATGATTGAAAAACAAGGGTGGTTTAAATGTTGATTTCCCTTGTTGTTTTTGTCTTAACACTAATTAAGGTGTCGCTTAAGTGACATAGGAACGTAAAGTGACATAGGAACGTAAATGACATGGAGAAAGAGAGAAATTATGAATGAGCAAGAACGTGAACTAGATTTCATGGTCGGTGAGTTGGAGCAGGAGAACAGGCTTATGAGGGCTAGAAACGCCCGTCTTGAGGCCGAGGTAACTGTGCTAACTGAGATGGTGCGTGTGTTGTCTGACAGGGTTGCACAGATGGAGACAAAGCTATGACAGATCAAGAATTGATTGAGTACTTAGAGACCAAAGCAATTTTCACCATGCTTGATGGCTGCGAGATAGACGATCACCTCGGCCACAAGAGATACGACGTGGGCTCATGGAGTATGGGTATACGAGCCGACCACCTTAGCCGACTAATTGACCTAGCAAGAGGTGAAGCATGAGTAAAGAAGCAATGAAGCTGGCGCTTGAGGCGTTGAACAACACATACGCATTGCGTGACGATGTTATCCAAGCCATCAAAGCCCTAGAAGAAGCACTAGCCAAGCAAGAACAGGGTGAGCCCGATGATGAAGAAGTGCTTGGCTTTAACGGTTGGGGGTTTCCTATTGAGCCTCCACCAAAGCAAGAGCAGGGTGAGCCTGTAGGTGAGGTCGTTGTTGAAAGCATGGGTGTGTGCGGGTCTGATGCTATGCAAATTCGATTGCACTTCTACAAAGAAATCCCACCAGTCGGCTCAAAAATTTACATCACACCACAACCAAAGCAAGAGGTGAAGCATGATTGAAGATGATAACTACGAAGATCCTTGTGAGGAACTCGATCCAGATGAGTACGATGACACTTGTACATGGTGCAATGGGTGCGGTGAAGGTGACTACGATGGGGCAACATGCCGCAGGTGTCACGGGACAGGCGTAGAGCCTAGGGATGATGATTATGATGACATCTAATGCGCTCAAAGTGGCGTCTAAGTTCTTACGTCATGGCCCATGTGAGGCTTGTGGCTCAAGTGACGCTAATAGCTTCTATGACGATGGGCATACGTACTGTCATAGCTGTCAAACGTACACATCCAGCGAACATGTATACAATTCATCGTTTTCTATACATGAGTCTACACCTACAAAAACTAAGGTATTTACAATGAAGACACAAGGGGAAGCTAAGGCCATTGTGGACAGAGGTATCTCACGGGAGACATGTGAGTACTTCGGCGTTACACAAGCTGACAATAAACACTACTACCCTTACTTTGATGAAACTGGACTTAAAGTAGCACAAAAGGTTCGATCTGTAGCTAACAAACAATTTTCTATTGAGGGGAATTTCATTAATGCTACACTCTTTGGTCAGAATCTATTCCAAAAGAACGGGAAGTACATCACCATTGTCGAGGGTGAACTAGATGCTCTCGCAAGCTATCAGATGACAGGCAGCAAGTGGCCTACTGTGAGCATCCGTAACGGGGCTTCAGCGGCTCTTAAAGACTGTAAGGCACAGTATGAGTACCTAGATAGCTTCGAGGCCATTGTGATCTGTTTTGATGGCGATGAGCCGGGTCAGAAGGCAGCTAAGGAAGTTGCTGAGTTGTTCGGAAACAAGGTTAAGATAGTTAAACATTTAAAGGAGTGCAAAGATGCCTGTGATTACCTCATTAACGGACGAGGAGCTGAATACGTTAACCAGTGGTGGAGAGCTGAAAGTTACGTACCCGATGGGATCGTCCAAGCCTCAACACTTTGGGACAGCGTATCTACACCTGAACCAGTCGCAGAAGCCTTCTACCCCTTCAAAGGACTTAACGAACTTCTATACGGACTTAGATCCGCTGAGCTCATTACTGTTACTGCTGGATCAGGTTTGGGTAAAAGCCAGTTCCTTAGAGAAATACTATACCGAATCCTTGAGACAACCAAGTGGAACGTGGGTGGCATGTTCCTCGAAGAAAGTGTGCGAAAGACAGCTCGGAGCATCATGTCCTTACATGCAAACAAAAAGTTGCACCTGCCAGACACCCCTGTTACAGAACGAGAATTGAAGGAGGCCTTTGATGCAACTCTGGGTACTAACCGTGTTTTTCTCTTTGATCACTTTGGTTCTTTGGCTATTGATAACGTCCTTAATAGAATCAGGTACATGGCACGAGCTTGTGACTGCCGTGTTATTTTCTTTGACCATATTAGCCTCGTTGTCTCTGGTATGGATGGGAATGATGAGCGCAAGTCTATTGACGTCTTGATGACCCGTCTGCGTACACTTGTACAAGAGACAGGTATCACGCTCATTTGTGTTAGTCACTTGAAACGTCCTAGCACATCGAACAAAGGACACGAGGATGGTGAATCTGTGTCTCTGTCTCAGCTGCGAGGCTCAGGTGCTATCGCTCAACTGTCCGATGCTGTCATTACCTTGGAGCGTAACGCTATGAGTCCAGACCCTAACGTGAGACATACGACTAAGGTTGCAGTGGCTAAGAACCGCTACAATGGACTCACGGGGCCAGCTTGCTCACTGAGGTACGATATGAACACTGGTCGTATGGTTGAAGTTACTATGGAGGACTTATGAAAAACTGTGGAACTTGTAAACACTGGGAAGAAAAAGGAACATACACTAAAGGTGTTGGCAAATGTCATGGCATTAACATGATAGATGAGGAAGTTGAATGGTCAAAAGAAGAAGGTAGAGTTTTACGTAATGGTCGAGAACACGTAAAAGCTTTTGTTGAAGATGGCAGTTCTTACTATGCTGCTTTACTCCCTACTAAAGATTTTGGTTGTGTAATGCACGAGGAGGGCACATGGTTGAAATGATTATCGTAGGGACTATCGGCATAGGCTACGCTGTTGTAGGGACGCTACAGTGGCTCAAGGGTGACATGGGTGCTGGTATCATGTGGATAGGTTACTCATTTGCTCAGATCGGGCTGTTTTTAAACTTGAAGTAAATTATAATGAAACGTATTGCTATCGACATTGAGACAAACATGGCGCATGACGTCATTCATCTCGCTGTTACGCAGGACATTGACACAGGGGAAGTGAAAGTATGGAAAGCTCCAACAGGACTTTGGGACTACTTAAAGGACGCTACGTTGATCGCAGCCCAAAACGGGATCGGATTCGACTTCCCAATTCTGAACAGGCTATGGAAGACGAAGATTGGATTGAAGCAAGCGTACGATACGTTGATAGTGTCAAGGCTGCTAGAGCCAACGAGGGACGGGGGACACAGCCTAGACGCATGGGGAAAGACTCTAGGCGTACAGAAGCTGGACTACAAGGCAACGTGGCAGTGGATGATGCACCGTGAAGAGACATATTCTGGTGAGTGTTTTGATGCGCCCGTTGATGTTCTTCTTGAGCATTATTGCGTACGTGATGTTAGCGTTCTACGGACTCTATTTACTCACTTGGAAGCTGTTGTTGTGGATAAGTGTTTCTCTCAGGAGAGCATTGAACTCGAACACCAAGTAGCAGCTATCATCAATAAGCAAGAGAAGAACGGGTTTAAGCTAGACACCATTCACGCTACTTGTTTACTGGCTGAGCTGAAGGGGAAGATGAGCGTCCTTTATGACAAGATTCAAGAGCTGCATCCACCATACGAGGTTAAGCGTATCTCTGAGAAGACAGGAAAGACGCTAAAGCCTAAGGTTGTAGTGTTCAATCCTGCATCTAGACAACAGGCCGCTGAACGACTGCTTAGCCTTGGATGGAAGCCTAAGAAGCGCACTCCAACAGCTAAGAAATACTTCGAGGAATGGATGTCCTATCCTCCTAAGTCACGCCCTGCTTATGATCCTGTTAAAGGGGACGTATGGGCTGTTGATGAAAGTATCTTGCAAGACTTGAAACACCCTGTTGCTCAGCTTATTGGTGAGTACATGATGATTCAAAAGCGCATTGGACAGATTGAATCGTGGTTAGAAGTCGTAGGCAAGGACGGAAGGGTTCACGGGAGAGTCATAACCAACGGGGCTGTAACAGGCCGTATGACTCACATGAAGCCTAACATGGCACAGATCCCTAACTCTGGATCACCTTACGGCCCTGAGTGTCGTCAGTGCTGGACAGTTGAGGAAGGTAACGTCCTAGTAGGATGTGATGCAAGTGGTCTAGAGCTACGTATGTTGGCTCATTACATGAAGGATGAGAAGTATGTCAAGACAGTCACCGAGGGATCGTCTAAAGATGGGACGGATGTCCACACGGTTAATCAAAAAGCAGCCTCGCTACAAACACGCGACCAAGCGAAGACGTTCATCTATGCGTTCTTGTACGGCGCAGGGCCATCGAAGATTGGCGGGATTGTCGGTGGTAGTGCTAAGGATGGACAAAAGCTCATCGATGCCTTTCTTAAAGGGACTCCCTCACTCAAACATCTACGTGATAAAGTATCCGTATATGCGTCCAAGGGCTTTGTACCCGGGCTTGATGGTCGTAAAATATGGGTGCGTTCTGAACATGCGGCACTCAATAGCTTACTACAGGGCGCTGGCGCGGTTGTCATGAAGAAAGCTCTTGTGATCTTTAATGATAGAATCAAGGCTCACGCTTGGGATGTGAAGATCGTTGCCAATGTCCATGATGAGATACAATTCGAGTGCTCACCTGACATTGCTGAGGAAGCAGGTAAAGCTTGTGTACAATCCATCAGAGATGCTGGTGTAGCCTTTAAGCTACGCTGTCCTCTCGATGGGGAATACAAGATAGGTAGAAACTGGAGGGAAACCCATTGACACAAATTGAAATGTTTAAACCAGTTACTCATATTGTCTGCTATTCAGGAGGCCATAGTAGTGCTGTGGTTGCTCTTAACGTAGTTGAGCGTTACGGTAAAGACAATGTAATCTTGTTGAACCATGACCTAAGCTCGTTTGTTGAGCATCAGGACATCAAGCGCTTTAAGAACGAGGTAGCTGATTACTTGGGAATACCCATCACCTACGCTAATCACCCTAAGTGGGACACAATGGATCAGTTTGATGTGAGCGTAAACACCAAGTCCTTTAAAGGGGCTACAGGTATGGCGATCTGTACATCGTTGCTCAAGACCAAACCATTCAATGATTATCTTAAGGCTAACTTTGCAGATAAGAACTGTGTGATCTACTACGGCTTTGACAAGGACGAGATGCATCGTGTCCAACGTAGAGCTTCTATCTTGGCGGGACAGGGTTACAAGTCGGACTACCCTCTAGCTCTTTGGCCTGAACTGAAGTACACCACAACTAAGGAAGTGGGCATTGAACGTCCATTGGCTTACACTAGCTTCAAACATGCGAACTGTACAGGTTGTTTGAAAGCAGGTAAACAGCATTGGTATATTGTCTACTGTACCCGTCCTGATATTTGGGAGAAGGCTAAATCAGCTGAGGAAAAGATTGGCTATTCAATTATGCGTAACGACTATCTTGAGGAACTTGAGGTACAATTTGCTAAAATGAAAGCTGCTGGTATTGAAGCAAGTGAGCACGAAGATGCTAGGACTTTCTTTGCCCGTGTACGGCGTATCATTGAAACCTACGAAGATGAGAACGTAGATAAACCATGTGAATGCACTTTTTAAACTGAAAGGAAACTTATGAACTTAAACCTCGAACCAAATGAAGTACAATTCATTCTTCAAGTACTTGGAGAGCTGCCAACTAAGACAGGCGCTTTCATGCTCTTGAAGAAGATTGAAGAGCAAGCAGTTGCTCAACAGCCCACCACGCAAGTGGAAACCCCTCAGGCTACGGCCTAACTAAGTAATAGGAAACTAGATATGTCAGATTTGAAACCAGTGAAGATCTCAGGTGAATTGTTTTGGTCAAAGTGGATGGCTGAATTCAACAAAGCATTCAACACAGACAATGATCGCTACGAATGCACAATCGGTAATATCTCCGATGACGATGCAGCTAAGCTCACAGGCTTGGGCATCAAAGTCAAGCACAAGGATGCTATGGGTAACTTCATTGTCGCTAAGAGCAAGTACTTGTTCAAGCCAACAGACGATACACTCAAGGAAGTGCCTATCGAAGCCTTGGGTAACGGCTCTAAGTGCGTAGCTATCGTGGGTTCATACACTCACCGCATGTCAGCTAAGCATGGTAATGCTCCATCGCTCAAGACAATCAT